CTTCAGGTTTATCATGGCCCGCCTCCCTCTATCTTCTTCGAGATCGAAAAGATCTTTGCCGCCCCGCTGCCGCGAAGCCTTAATCTCATGTGATCACATCGTCTCGGTGTTACCGGCACTTCCAAAGACCTTAGCGTCTTAAATCCCGGTGTATCTCTTCTTGATACCTCATACTCACTCTTTATGTGCAATACGTTTTCGAATTCTCCGGAAGAATCGTACTCGATATCCAACCAGAGTTCCGATCCGATATCTAACACAAAACGAAGCATGAACTGTGAGATATACTTGTTCATAGGATCGATATATGATTTACTATTTGAAGGCGTGTCAATTCCTGAGATACCGAATACCCTTGACCAGTTAAGCGTTTCTGAATCAAGCGTATAGGTTGTTGCGCCTATTTTTGTTTCCTTGCCTTCTGCCAGGATCATTTTTCTGTCAGCGTCGTAAAACAGTAAACGGTTTTTGTAGTTTACGAAGTATTTGAAGTCTTTTCCCTTGTCCTCGATATGCCATATTCCGTTTTTTGTGTCGAATGTTATGAGTTTTCTTGTTGTTCCGTCTGACATAGACACATAGTATTTCCCGCTTGCTTCTCCGGCCCTAGCCGCTTCGTACTGTGTTCTTCCAAAGGCTTCTGAAATCAATACCGGGTATGAACCTTCGTATCTCACAATACCGTCTACCGAGAGATAGTAAAGGATCCCCGAAATCAGTACGATCGATTTATGGCAGCCTTTCTTTACACCTCTTTCCGGTTTCGTGTCAAGTTGGAAGTTTGAAGGCGCGGTTCCGTACATCTTGTGAATATATCTTTCCTTGAAGAATACCACGGATCCGCCATGTTCAGCGCAACCAGTAAAGTCTCCGTCAGATCCTACTGTTACCGCAAAGGCGTCCGCTGCCGTTCCCAGGTATGAGGTCCAGTTTGTCGGATCTCCTAACTTGCAAGCGTAGATCTCATGCTTTTCTGAATTACAGCCCCAGAGTCTATTATTGTGTTCGCATACGAAGTCGAGATCCGGTGGCGTTCTCTGAATTGTAATGCCGGTGTTGTCAAACACATTATTGATCAAGGCTGTTACTACGATCGCGTTTGCTGATACGTCCCATAATGCCATATCGGTATTGAACGTGTCCGCATAGGGCCCCGTTACGCCTGAGATCTTTACCACGTCAAGTTTATTGAAGTTTGAGCCGATCCCGGTCGCCGATATCTTGACGTACGAAGAAGCGATCGCATTCCACATACCTTGTGTCTGTGACCACTGCTTTAATTCGTTCGGAGTTGTTGATGTGTCAATCCAATATTGACCGTTCGTCGGGTTTGTCGGTGCCGTTGAAGAGGCTGTCGGAGGAGGAGAAATGGCTGTCCCATCAAAGGTGCACAAAGAAAACGATACCGTCCCCGACGTCTGAAATGTCGCGCCTAGTGGTTCGAGCGTGCTCGTCTTTGTGTTGAATCGATATTTATCCGGATATATAATGACATACGCCCCCATCGAAACCAACTGTCTTTCGCCGGTTCCTGGGAGCGTTCCTATTTTTGTTCCCTCGTAGTAGAGGGAGTCTACATTATTTCCGTCCGGTTTAATCTCGATCAGGCCTTCGTTTACATGAAGTCCCTTCAGGCCTTCCACTGATGATTTTACCACTACTCGCGGTTCGCGTGGTGTAAAAAGGGGATAGTAGTCTGAGGATATGTTCTCTTCGTCATATCCTTCGGCTTCACTACATCTTTCGTTATTGTTGTACCCTGCGAAGGCTGTCAGCGAGTATCTTTGCGACCTTCCGGGGTTGATATACGGTTGAAGGTTCATATTCCCCTTACCTTTCTTGTCCGCGGCTTATGGTTCCTTCTGTACCATATCGCGTAATTAGTGTACTGATTGTTGAATACCTGCGCTGAATTGTTGTAGGTCGCTTCCTCCCGGTTGTAATAGTCGAACTTCATGACTAAATAATCGACGTATGCGTTCGCATACAGATCATCGATAAGAAGCGGCGTTGTGAGCGGTGTCTGTTCGTCGTAACCTTCGAACTTGAATACCGGCTCTTCGTTGTTATAGTCAATCGTCGTTTTCGTGTCTACGACGTTACCTTCTTGATCAAGAATCTCTTCTGTGTACTCGACGTACTTCCAGTTCTCTTCTGCCATAAGCAGCACTTCTTGGTAGACTTGTTCGTCTAACTGTGAAAGCCAGTTTACTTTCTCTATGGTCGAGTATTGATTCGGGCGGAGTCTATCTGCCCGTTCTATGGCTTGTTGTATAGTCATAAGCATTCACCTTAAAAGGGGCGGGCTTGCCGCCCCACAAGTTTTATTTTTTCGCTTCGAGTTCAGCGAGTTTCTTCGCTGTCTTCTGGTCCTCGCTATCTGCATAGTCGATAACCTCTTTGAACTTCTTCGGGATCTTTACCTTCTCACCGCGCTTTACAAGAATGTTCTCTCCGTTAACGCTTGCGAAGATATCTCCTGAATAGTGTGTCCCCGGTACCTCCGGATAGAAAACTTCGATCAGTTCCTCGCCGTTATCTACCTTTGTTTCCGGCTTTGTTTCTTTTGCTGTAGCCATGTGGCACCTCCTTAAAGGATACCCCCGCGAGTTTCCCCGCGGGGTTCTTGTTTGTATTAGTTCGCGCCCTGAGTTGCGGAGAACTCTGTCAAACTTTCAATGCGAACGATATGAGCGTCTACCAGGCGCTCGGCCGCCTTGGTGCACTTCCAACCTACGGTCGCGCGCTGATTCAGCGGATCGTCACCCTGGCCTAACTGCTTAACGATGTGCTGAAGGCCGCCGCCCTCGATCTCAGTGGTAGCGAATGCTTTCGCACCAAAGATCACGGTAGCGTATACGCTGTAATAGGTTACCGGATCGTTTCCGCTTGCTGCGGTCTTAACCGGGCAAGTGTTATCGTTGATGATCTTTGCCTCTGCGTTCTCGATGATACGTACGCCGTGGATAGATCCGATCTCACCCTTCCAGTATTTCTCCGGTGTGGTGTACTGGTTCCATGCGATAAACTTCGCGTCCTTCTTCAGGATCTCTGCAACGTGCGGGTGCACGATTGCGACGTAACTTCCATCGATCTTCGTTGCGATGTTCGTACGAAGGATCGTTGCCGCCTTCAGGATAAGATCCGAAGTGATAACGGAAGCAGTCGTCAGGTTTGCACGACTCGTTACAGCCGTTGTGCCTGCCGGCGCGTAAAGTACGTTTGTTCCGGCTGATACTACGTCACGAGTAACCGTGTCAAGCGTACGGCCTGCCTGGGATCCGGAAAGTTCAGTTGCCTCGACAATGTTGTTGTCGATGGCTTCCAGGATCAGACGATCAGACAATGTTACATAATCGCCGAACTGCGAAGCGGTCGCGGTGATGGTCGACATTGTGATCTTGTGACCGTCCGGTGTTACACCCTCAGTAAGAGGCGTAAGTGCCTTTGCGAACGGGCTGTACTTTCTGAACTCGATCGTACGTCCGCCGTGCGCCGGAATCGGGCGCTTGTCTGCGAACTGATCGAAGATAAGATCCTCCTCCGCTGTCTTGATCAACAGTTTGTCGTAGAAGGTCTTCATTTCGTTTGTCAAACCGGTATCGGTCGTGACGTTTGTGTTAGGGTTTGCGAACTGCTGAAGGTTCAGCATATTCTTGTTGCGATTCATATTTTCCTCACTTTCCGAAGATTAGCGGAGAGTGATATGTTCTCCCCTCGCTGCTCTTCTTGCATACTGTTTCATGTCTTCGAGTGACATATTGTTTATGTCTACTTTTACAGACACGGGCTGAGAGGACGATCCGATCCCGTTTTCAAGCGGCCTTAAGCCCTTTGCTCTGATAGAATCGGTTACTCTTTCTGCGACTGTTTTCGCGGTAGTGGCCATCGCGCCGGTGATAACGTCGTCCATGTGGCACACCTGGTATGCTGTCTGCATATCGACGTTGTTGGATAGCAGTGAAGCGAACTTGTCATTCGCTAATTCTACTTCCAGGTCGAAGTCAGGATACATTTCCTTCAGTGCTTCCGATTGACGTAACCACTCTTCGTATGTGGCTTGAACCGCCCGCTGCCGTTCGATCTCTTCCAGTTCGGCGTCCGCCTGCTGTTTATCGAACTCCAGTCTTTTGAACTCCTTGTACTGATCGACGTTAAGGCCGCGTTCCGCCGCCTCTTTCTCGAAAAGCGCGTCGTCGTTCATGATTGCGTCTAGGATCCCCTGCTCGTCGTCGGTGCCGTATCTCTCGGAGAGAAACGCTACCAACTTCTGAGATCTTCCGATCTGCTCTTCAAGTTCCGCCTGGTGCTTGAATCTGCGATCTACATGAGACTTGATAGCCTTTTCGTAGTCTTCTCGGAAGTCCCCCTTGATCAGGTTGTTCCAGTCCTCAGCGTGTTTAGCGGCGGCCTCTGCCGTCTGCTGCGCCTCGCTCTGCGCTTCCGTGCCTGCTTCTCCACCTTCTCCGCCTTCAGCGAATAACTGGAGATTAAGTTTGAGTGTCTTCATAGACTCTCCTTTCTCGGATCTTTCTCCGGTGTCAATCTATCGTCTTTCCGACGTGTCATACCGTCTTTCCGGTCTGTCCTTTCGGTCTTTCCCGCGCGTCAGAACTACTGTTCAATAACATTTTATCAGACCAAAATAAAAATTTCCCCCCTAGTTGGGGGAAACTTTTTACAGTCGCTTTAAGATGGCCTCGGCGTTAGCGCAGCGCTTGCACCCGGCGAAGCAGTATGTCTTCTGGAAGGCTTCTTTTTGCGATCGGTCCTTGAATTCCTTTTTCGCCATCGTCTCTTGTTCGACGCCTTCACACGTTATCGTCTTTTCGGATTCTCGCAGATAGAAGGGGCAATCCGTATTGACTACCCCTATTCCCCAATAACTCATTGATCCCTCCGGAATAATGTTTCGCAGGCTGCCGCCCATTTCCCTTTTACTTCTCTATACTCCCCTTCAAGCCTATGGTACCTTGTGGCCCATTCCTCGATTACTCCCTTTTGTATCTCGATTGTTCTCGAAAGATCCGCAATATTGTTTTCGATTTTTCTGAAGTCAGATATCGGCAACGTGATTACGGCGCCTTTTATTCTTGTTCTCTTCATGTTGTTTCCTTTCCCAGGCCTTCACCTGATCGTCCGGGATCTCTTTCCCTGCCATCGTTACCCATTTACCTTTACGAAGCCATACGATATCCTTTACCGTGTAAAGTTCTTCTCTGTTTTTCACATTTCGCACGACTTCGTATATATCATCAATCTTCGGTTTTCCGAATTTTGCCGGAATGAATGTTATGTCACTTGCCATCTTTTACCTCCACGTCGTAGCGGATCAGGTTCTTTACCATCTTCCTTATGGCCCGTATGTAGGTTTTTATCTCTTTCTCCCACTCAACCTCAGGAAGATCCTCTTCGATCTGGTCCATAAGTTTCTTCAGCCCCGCTGCCGGGATAAACCCGTTATTCATTGTTTTTCCTCCAGGTAATATTTATCGTTGTCCCATCTGTACTCGTAGCCGTCGGGTGCCAGACGTGATTTTACTCTCCCGTTGCACCTATCAAGGATCGTCTGATACGAAAAATAATTCTTCCGCGCCGCTTCTCTGGCTGAAAAGTACGCTTCTACGATCTCTCCGTCCGGCGATAATTTGATCACGCACTTCGAAGAAGACATGGCTCCCGTCATTTTTCCGACCTCCACCTTGTCGATGTAGGCTATATTCTCCGGACGATTGTCGCTCTGAAGGCCGTTAACGTGAATCGGTATACAGCCTGGCGGGCATGCTCCATTATATGTCAGCGCGACAATTTTCATTACGCACTCTTCCTTCGATGTTCCATTCTTCCGAAGTTTGACATATAACCTTTTGGATCCCTTCGACATTGGTTTCAAATACTCCGACATGATATGCGGTTCTCCCGGCCTTACAATACTTCGTATCTTTCCTGATGTACTCGCCTGGTATCTGCCTTCATATCCCGGGATATCTTCCCAGGAATCTTGCGAACTCTCGATTTTTTCCTTGTTCACACGATATCTCTTTCTGCGTGTTTTATCCATTTCGTTTCCACCTCACTCTATAGCCCGTCGCTTCTCTGCGCCCTTCTCTCCAGTTGCTTCGAAAACCACTGTCTTCGCTGTATATTATCTCGTAAAGGTGTGCTCTGTGACATAGTAGCCGTAGATATCCGTCCCACATTACACTGTATCCTTCTGTTGTTATCACCGGCTTGTTGAACATTTTTGCCATTTTCTTGATATGTTTTAGCGTTCGTCTGTATTCTTTGACGAGATCCCTCTTTTCTTTTCTTGACATACTACCTCCTATCCGACTGCGTTCTGTCGATTATTCCTCCATTACATTTTCGCGCCCCTGAATATAACAACCATCGACGGAAACGGTGCTGTGCCCCCCCCGTCCCCAAATTTGAGGCGTCCCTTCACGAATCGTACCTCCGCCCGGTGAAGAATGAAATCGTGAAAATACTTCGTATCTGTCCTCGCTGGTATCAGCATAACGACAAGTGTATTATCTTGTGTCCCGCTCCTGAAGGCCTTCTCTACCCATTTTGTTATATCTCGCCCATACGGCGGGTTACAGAATACCCGGTGTCCGGTCCAGTCTTTGGAAAGCCCGTCGTCTTCTTTCGTGAAGAAATGCTCCGTCTTGTGGTTCTCTTCGTCCGCGCAGGGATCCAGGTCGAATCTGAATTCCTCGTTCAATTCATCGAAGAACTGCTGTGGCGTCGCCCACTGATCCGTCTTCGAGCTAAACAATACTTTATTCATCGATTATTCCTCCTTGTACGCCTTCGGGAATTTCCTCCAGGCTGTCAGCTCTTCCGGTCTGAATCCGCCGAAGCCGTATTTTTCGCTGAAGGTTGCCGGAAGTACGTCTCCGTATGTCAAAGAGACTAGGACGTCTTCGCCATTTTCCGGCAATTCACACGCCCAGTTATACTCCATCTTCCCGCGTTTGAATTCTCTTGTGTAATCAATCGGTACCCATTGCGTGTTCAGTTTGTGAACCGTTGCGATCAGCTCTTCATTCTGTACCCGCAGCGCCAGGATCTCCGCCATTAAA